ATCTACGACCGAAACGTGGACATGGCCAATCGGCTCGGTGCCCGGTTCATCGCGGTCGTGGCCGAACCGTTCAGCGACACCGACGTGGTTGTTCCGTTCGACCCGGAGCCGAAGTACCTCGACATCTACCGGCGCATCCTGACCGGGTTACGGTTGGTAAAAGACGAGATGGAGCCCGTCTACATGCTGGAAGATGACGTGCTCTATCCCGATGAGCACTTCGACATGGAGATGCGCGGCGACCTGTTGGTGTACCAGATGAACTTCGCGTTCATGGACCGGCAGGGGTTCTTCCGTATCCCCCGTGGCAACATCGCCCTGTCTCAGGTGTTCGGCACGAAGCGGGCGCTGATGTGGAACTACACGAAGAAGTTTGACGAGTGCCAAGGGCGGCGTATGGCGTGCTGCGAACCGGCAGGGCCAGAATACCGGACGGCCACGGCGTCACATGAGAATATGCCGTGCATCGACATCCGAAACGGTCTGAACGCCACATGGACGGGCGAATCTGCGCGAGCGCGCCCAGACACCACTGTACATGAGACGCTGCCTGGCTGGGCACCATGGCCCATCCTGTGGGACCGCTATTGCGGGTGCCTGAGTCCGACGTGCGCCATGTGCGGCGGCACTCGCCGGGTGGACATGCCGTTTGATGGCACTGTTGAGACGGTCCACGCATGGACAGAGTGTCCGATGTGTAAGGGGGTGTGATGATGATTGCAGTAAAGATGGATTGTGGGGCAGGGTGGCGGTGTACTGACATCGACATGGTGAGAGAGTTCTACGCCATCCACATGAATGTGTGTGAAATTTGCAACCCAAGCAAAAAACTCACCGACTGCGGGCGTCTAAAATATGGCGTTCCGTCTCAACATGGGAAAAGGAGAGTGAGAGATGAAAAAGATTCTTGACGTTGGCGAATTGATGGAACTGTTACAGCAGTTCCCCGCAGGCATGGAGGTCGTGGTTACGGGGTACGAGGGCGGATATGATCCCCTGATTGAGGCCCATATCTATACTTGCAAGACGCAATGGGCTGGAAGCCGTCTGAATGAGCTGGGGGCACTAAAGGCCGACTACGGCGGGGTGCCACGGCTTGTCATCGGGCGTAGCGACTCAGATTGGGAGGGATAGCACATGCCAGACCTAAAATTCGATTGTGGGGCAACGTGCCGCGTCAACGGAATGGGCGACTTTAAGCGCATGTGCGATGTTCATATGCGCGGGTGTAGAGAGTGCAATCCGAAGATACGCGACCTTGGCACGGTTGAGTGTGGATGTCTGTACATGATTGACGGGCACATGTGCAAGTGCGTTGAGACTGAGAGCGTGTGCAACCCTCATCCGCCATTTAGCGATGAGGTCAGGACGTACAGGTTTGAAGTATTGCCAAAGAAGGGGTAAGCACATGGACCTTTCAGTAGTCATCACAACCCGCGACGAACCGTATCTGAAACAGACCATAGAGAGCATTAAGCGGTCATGCGGTGCCGACGACCCGGAAATTATCGTCGTGTGCGACGGCCCTCAAGTGAAGCGACCGGCCAGGATGAAGGGGGTCAGGTACTTTGAACCGTTTGAATCGGCGCAGGGGTGCCAACGTGCGCGTGACTACGGCATCGGCGAGGCAACATGCTCTACAGTGGTCGTAGTTGACGCACACATGGACTTTGCAGATGGACTGTTTGCGGAATACTCCGCGTACCTCACAGAAAACCCGCGCTACATCCTCGGTGCTCGGTGCCCTGGCCTCGACGTTCACCGATGGGAAAAGCAACCGCACAACTGCTACGGGTCGCATGTCATTTGGATTGACGGCAAAAACCCATTGGCGGTCAAGTGGCGCTATGATCCCGACCGTGGCCCAATGGCGTGTGTCCTTGGCGCGTGTTACGGCATGAACCGCGAGTGGTATATGGACGGGTTGCGCCGCCCGTGGCAATTTGGCACCGGGTGGGGGTGCGACGAACAGATCCTCACCATCGTTAATTGGCTGTGCGGTGGCGAAGCGAGAACGCTGAACATGGAAGCTCCGCACTGGTTTAGGGTGCAGAACGAGGTTCCATTCACGATGACCGCCGCCGACACTGCCGGGGTGTTTGCTAACCGTATCAAGATGGCCAACATGCTGCCCATGACCGAACAGTGGAGACAGGAGCTGGTCGGGGCAGTGTGGAAGGACGGGCCAGCGGCGACCCAGGCCCGATTGGTGATGAATAACCTCTCCGTTACCGCAGAGGGCATCGTTCACTACCGCACGTTCCTTGAGGGGCAAGAGCGCACGTTTGAACAGTGGCGAAAGCTGTACTGCTCGGACGGCAACCCGAACGATGACAAATCGCTTTGGCCCACGCCTGACGCCACGGGGATGGTTGAGCCCGGTAGTGACTACGCGGCTCCTTTGTTCACGCCAGAGCCGGAGGAAGAGAAACCTCGCGAGAAGGCAGAGAGGCAGTTCCGGCCGGCAGTCGTTGACAAGGGGGTTCCATGTCCTCAGTGCTCCCATGCGTTTGACCATCACATCACCAACACCTACCCGAACGGGAACCGTCGCCGGGTCTGCGCAAAGTGTGGGTACATCTTTATTACGATCCGTTCAAGAGAGGAGGTGTAGCTTGAACATGTGGATGGTTAAAGCCCGTGTGGTGCATAACGACACGGGAGAAACGATCGTCAGCAGATATTATATGGTAGGCGATGGTAGAATGGCACATGTGTCAAGGGTATGCCTATTGTACAGGGGGCGGTCTTTTGTGCAGAGGAGGTGGATTCATCAAATTATGGACCAAGGAGTGGTTGATTTTGCAAGAGAGGAGGGGCTTACGCTCGTATGGAATGGCGTTGGCAAAAAGTGGGAAGAGGACGCCACGGCATAGGACGCCACATGTAACACTGCGCGGGTTGCATAACAAGACGCAGCAGTGCTAATGTAAAAATACGCAACCGACGGGTTGCCTTATATAAGCCGTGCAGGGCTGCACCCCTGTGCGGCTTTCTCATTTTAGGGATGCAAATGCCAGTCCTAACGGTCGAAGAACAGCTTATCGAGGTTCAGACGGCCATCACCGCCGTTATGACGAACCAAGCCTACAGCCTAGGTGGGCGCATGGTCAAACGCGCCGATCTTGAGTTCCTCCACAAGCGAGAAACCTACCTCCGCTCTGCCCTTGCCCGCGAGAATGGGCAGAGGCCTACCGCCGTCGCAATCAACTTCGACGGCATGGGGTATTGACCGTGGACCCAACGACATTCCGGTTTAAAGATGGGCTGTTGGTTCCCACGTCGCTTGGGTATCACGCCGTCAGCGACAAGGGACGGAGACAATCCCCGAAGAGTCGCGTCAAGCCGGAGTTTTCACAACTCACGGCGCGTGACCGTTCCAGCCTCGACGCTACCATTCAAGACCTCCCGCGCAACTTTGAATTGGCCGCGTGGATGGTCAGAATGCACGTGGAGTACGTCAGCCAGTTTGAGTTGTACGTCAACACTGGCGACGAAGACCTGGACAAGATACTTGAAGACCTGTTTGATTGGCACGCTCATAAGGACAGGTTTGACGTGGCTCGTCGGCACGGACGCGACGAAGCGATGCGACTGTTTGAGATTGCCAAAGTGTTTTCTGGTGATGCTGCTTTCAATCGCCTTCCAGACGGGGATTTGCAGTTGATCCCAGGCCGCAGGATTGCCAAGCCTACAAAGTTCATCAACGACAAGGCCACGCAGGAGCTACTGAAGGCCGTCAACGACCGTGGGCTTATCGTGGACAAGACGACCGGGCGCGTTCTGAAAGCCTGCATGTGCCACTGGTCTGACGATGGCAACTACCTTGAGTTTGACCACTTAGAGGAGTGGAAAAACCTCATCTATGACGGGTACTTCACAGACGCCGACCAGGACCGGGGCGTGTCCCCTATTGCTTCTGCTGTCAATCGTATGACTGACACCATGGAAGCACTGGAGTGGACCAACTTGAAGATCAAACTTCACGCTCTATTCGGCGTGGCATTTGGGCGCGAGGGTGCCGAAGGATCACCGTTTGGGTCGTCTCCCGACACCGAGGATGTGCGCGGGGCAACGGATACGACACAACCGGGGCGCACGGTCACGCCGGCCAAGGGCATTATGACGTTCGACCTTGAGCCCGGGGAAACCATTGACACGGTTGAAAGCAAGACCCCGGCAAGCGAGTTCGTAGACTATACCGGGCTGTCTATTCGTCTGTCTATGCTCGCGCTTGACATCCCCTACACGATGTTTGACAGCCGCGCTTCAAGCTACTCAGCGCGTATCGCCGACAGTAACGTTTACGAGTTCATGTCAATCCCGAAGCGTTCCAAGAACCAGGCCACGCTCAAGAGCTATAGCGACTGGAAAGTATCCGAATGGATGCGGGCCAGAAGCAAGATGTTCGCGCCTTTGCGCGATCGGGCATCGGCTATCGGCATGTCCATGCTTGACGTGCAGAAGGCGGTGTCGTGGGTGGGCCGACAGTTGCCATGGATTGACAAGCTCAAACAGATCGAGGGCGACGAAAAGGCGGTTGCTCTGGGGATTGACTCCCGCACCCGCATTACCCGTCGGCGTGGCCTTGGCCCGTGGCGCGAGATTGCAGAAGAGTTGGGCAAGGAAGAGGCGATGGCCGCTGAATACGGTGCCACCCTCGGCATTGGGTCGCCTGGCCAGGAAACCACCAGTGCCCGCGACGTGAAACCATCATGAAAGACAGATGATGAATGACGACCACAACAAGTTCAGCAGTGTGCCCGCGTCTGCGTGCTGTTTTGCGGATGGAGCAATCGAAGTCGGTAGCAATGGCGATGATGCAAAATCGGCAAGCATCAGGCTTATGGCACGTTCACCAAAGCCCATCGAGCACTGGTTTTGGGGGAAAGTCGTTCACGATATGGCAGGAATGCACCTGCATAAGTCACGCATCGCCCTTGACTACTGCCACGACTCCGGGGACATAATCGGGTACGCCAACAGGATTACCGCCGACGATAACGGGCTTGTCCTTGAGGGAGCATTGACGCCGTGGAAGGACAACGACCGGGCCAGCGAGATTATCGCCAAGGGGAGAGCCGGTGTGCCGTATGAGGCGTCCATCAACTTTGGGGGAGATGGCATCAAGGTTGAAGAAGTGGCAGATGGCGACGAGGTAACCGTCAATGGATTTCAGTTTGCCGGTCCAGGCGTGGTAATCCGCGAGTGGCCGTTGCGTGGCACAGCCGTCTGCCCTTACGGGGCTGACATGAGCACACGTGCGGAGTTCTCAGACCAAGCCGAAACCTACAGGGTAACCACGTTCAAGTCTGCCGTGGCACCCGAAGTGACAACCGCAGACGCACCACAGGAGGTTGCCATGGAAGGCACCGCCAATGAACAGGCTGCTGAATTGGTAGCCTCCGCGACCGAAACCCCCGTCGAAGCCGTGACCGTCGAGGACGTTGAGTCTGTCGAAGCGGTAGAACTTGCGGTAGAGGAGACGCCGGTCGTTGACCACCGGGCCGAGTTCAAGGCCCTCGTTGCAGAGTTCGGCGCAGAAATCGCCGCCACGGTATTTGCTGATGGTGGAGGACGTGCCGAAGCACTGGAACTGAAGATCGAGCGCCTGGAAGAGATTGCCGCCGAAAAGGAACTTGCTGCCTCTGGCGGCAAGATTACACAGGCTGGTGGCAACCCGTCCGCCGCGAAACCGAAGTTTGAGGACATGTTCAAGTCGAAGAAGAGCAAGTCCTGACCACCTACCACGGAGTAATCAGAAATGGCTGAATCCACGAATACCCTCGCCGGTCTGCTCCAGATGAACGACCGGAACCTTGCGGACATGGACGTGACGGACTTGCTTGAGGACACTCCTCTACTGCAAGTCATGTTCACGAAACCCGCCAGCGAAGGCGGGACTATCCACAAGTACCTCAAGAAGACGACTGCCCCAGGAAGCCAGTTCCGCGCCCCCAATACTGGCGTTCTCAACAGTGCCATGGGCGAAACGCTCGTCACTGTGACCTGTGCCTACCTCGATGGCCACTTCCACCGTGACGTGGCCATCGCCAGCGGGTTCGGCAATAGACGTGCCGCGTACATGGCGAAAGAAACCAAGGCTGAGATCAAGAACATGATGGTTGGCCTCGAAAAGCAGATCCTTCAGAGCACCGGGGCAGATGCTACCGGGTTCACGGGCCTGCCGTCCTTCACGACCGTTGACTATGCGGGCGACAGTATGGTTGTCAACACGACCAGCGGTTCCGGCGGGCGGTCCTGTTGGCTTCTGCGCATCGGCGACGACGACCTTGCGGTTGTTGCAGGGAACGACGGAAGCCTGGAGTTCGACTACGATCCCGACCAGACCCCGCAGAAGATCATCACCGACGCGAGCACTGGCGCGGGCTACATGGCCCTGCTGGCGAATCTCGGTGGATGGTTCGGTCTGCAAGCCGGGTCGATCTACTCGGTTGGTCGTATCTGCAACCTTGACAGCACAACCAGCAACAAGCTCACTGATGCTTACATCTCGCAAGCAATCAGCAAGTTCCCAGCGTCACGCCCTCCGACCCACATCGTGATGGATAGGGTTCTATTGCAGGAGTTGCAGTCCAGCAGAACCGCCACATCGCCAACCGGCCGGCCCGCAGAGTTCCCGTCCCAAGCCTTCAATATTCCAATCATCGTCACCGACCAGGGTGACACGGACGAGACGGCGATGACGACGACCACGACCACGGGCGCATAATAACCACATGCCACAGGCACTCACAACCGCAATGCTCAGGGCTGACTTCGTAGCCATGAC